GTCGTGGCAATAAAGCCCTGCTAAAGGCTGTGAGTTCTCCTGTTAACTCCTTTTCTGGAATTAATGAGGATATTGAGTCTACGACAACGACGCACTCTGGAGTCTCTCTGATGTATTGTTCTGCAATAGATAGAAATTCTTCTGCGGAAAGCGGCTCGTCTTCAGACTGTACAATCTTAAACTTTTCTGGTGAGAGGTCTAGACCTTCAACACCTCCAAGATTCATTGATTTAAGCCTTCCCTCTGCGTTGATATAGATTACTGTTCTACCTCCCCACTCCTCTTTTTGGCAGGTAGCAGCGAATTGCAAGGCTGTAGTTGTTTTGCCTGTCTTTGGGTCGCCTGTAAAAATTACCCAGCTACCCTCTTTGATGCCACCACCAAGTGCTAGGTCTATTGCTGGGCTTACTGGTATTACTTGCAGGTTCTCAGACTCTTCAAAGACCTTCACCCCGCTTTTTATGACATTCCCATATTTTGAGATTATCTCTTGGGTGGTGTTGTCTGCAAAATCAGTCTTAACTGCTCTTCTTTTTTTAGCCATCTAATCCAATGCTCTCCAATTTTTTTTCTTTTTCCTGTAGGGCTTCACTGGTTTTGAATCCGTCTCGGAAAAGTCAAGGTCTTGCTGTTTCGGCTTCTCAGATTCTAACCTCTTTGCCTCTTGTTCGACAAGCTCTTTTATTTTTGGATGCCTGAGCGAAAATATTTTTTGTCCGAAACCTGTTTGTATAGCTCTGACTACAGCTCTGTCGTTGAACTCCTCAATGAGTTCGTGAGCCAGTTTAATTTGATGTATATACTGACCCTTCCACTTAGAAGTGTTCCAAAATTTATGCGGAAGAGCGCCTTCGTTTTTCTTTTCGGCTTGTCTTTGACACATCAGCTCTGCCACATACTGTGCAGGAGTGCAGAACTCTCCTGTAGAAGGTGAGGTGTACTTACTCTTGTTTGTCCTGTTCTTCGCCATTCGCTAACCAATTCAAAAAAGCAGCCTTAAAAGGAGCTGCCATACGGCAAGTGACACTGCCGCCATCAACTATTCTTTTACTCTGAATTATACACTCTTCCGACTTAGGTCTAGGACGAACTTCAGAAAATTCACTAATTAGCTCTGGGGTCTTTATGGATTTCACCATGACATTGTTGCCACGGACGGTTCCAACTACATACGAATGTCTAGTTTCATCTGAAAACAAGAAACCAGAGACGGATTTGCAGAAGTAGTACCCCTGCTCGTTTGAGCCAATCTTAACAATGTTCGACCGATATTTCAAAAACATCTCTGTGATGTAAACATCGTTTTCTTTGCAATAAGTTTTTAGTCTTAGCCAAGCACTAGAAGGTTCGATGTTTGGTCTATCGTCATCTTGATATACAGTTTCGCCATTAGAAAGCGTGACAAACCAGATTGCATTTTTTTCCGAAAATTCAGTCAGGTATTTGTCGTACTCTTTGCAAACAAAATTCATCATTTTTCCTTAATGATGTGAATAGCGCCTGTGAATCTAGTTTTTTCTGACTTTCTTTCTTTTTTGGTTTCGTCAGCCAGCATCGAGGCATTAGGGGTCATAACAGCAGAACCTTTGTCATTATTAGCAATCAAGTCGCCAACAGTTGTTCTATCGACACCCTTATTCTGTAAAGAGTCAACAAACTCTTGAATAAGAGTCTTTGGTTTTTTAGTTGCTTCTGCTAAATCTTCTAGTGTAGAATTTAAGTGATTTTCAATATAGAACTTATCTACTTCACTTAAAGTTTTTTTAGTCCTGCTTCCTGTAGCTTTCTTAGCCATTTACATATTTCCTCTCAGCCAATGTTAAAAACGAACGATTGCGAGTGTCTAGATAATTTAAGTATAAATCAAAAGACTGTTTTGTGACTTTCTTAAATTCAATTTCCCTGCTGTTTCTCTTATGAGAATAGACACCGTATGGGTCATAAATATTGCCTCTAAAAAAAGACAGGAAGTAAACTGTCCTGTTTTTGTATTCTTTTGCATACGCAAACGAAGAGTCTCCAGAGTCTCCAGAGTCTTTACCGGAAATATCGTAGAAGTGAGTTACTGGGGTTTCTGGTCTTATTGACTCAAAGTCTGGGTCATTGGTCATCATTCATAATCCTGTT